ACTATTACTATTACTATTACTATTACTATTACTATACTATTACTATACTATTACTATACTATTACTATACTATACTATTACAAAGTTGTACCAAATTGTACCAAATTAAATTTAATACTTGACATTCGAGGTCAGATTACATATAATTCAAACATGGCAAAAAATCTTGTAATATCACCGGAAAACCTCACAATCGCAAACGCTTACCTTGAATTCGGTGGAGCTGCGGAAGCAGCAATGTCTCTGGGAATCACACCGCGAGAGGTGACGGATACGATAGAAAAGGGTGAGATTAAAAGGTACATTGATGCTATATATCTAGACTCAGGTTATAGGAATAGATTTAAACTGGCAGAAGTCATGGATAAACTATTAGACATGAAACTAGAAGAAATGGACGAAACGGAAATGGGTTCAAAGAAGGACATTCTAGAAGTATTGGCGTTTGCACACAAAATGCGTCAAGATGAGATGAAACTCGAAACTGAAAGAATGAAAGCCGCTAACGGCCCCGCCACGACCCAGGTAAACATTGGTGATATGCCTTTTCAAGGCAAGTATGGTGAGTTGATGCAACAACTTATAGTACAAGACGAGGAATAATGTGGGAACTAATAAATAAGATAGCTGATTTCTTAATCGGACTTTTTAATCGTTACAATCCTTCAACTGAAAAATCATTTTTAGAAAAGAGAAAAAGCTTAGCTCACTCACAAGTATGGTTGCTAGATATCTTTGAGACTGATCAATCCCTTAAACTGGATACGTTTCAAGTCTTTGAAATCTGGGAGCCTATAATGGTTGAGCGTACTGAACACCCCCCTGAATTCTTTAGCGTTGATGGCGTATTTACCCGCTTGAAAGACCTAGAGGACGACTCATTCATCTCACGATCTGTAGTACGTGGCAAAACAATGTGGACAATGTCCGATGCCTACGTTGCTGATTTCGTACCACGCACAATGGACTTATATGATAGTTAGTAAACAACTGTCCCCGCCGCAGGCTGCTGTTATAGCTGCGGTTAAGGACTACTCTTACGTTACAGCCGCCTTCCCCCGTAGCGGAGGAAAAGGCTATGTAGCTCGCAAATGTGCTATGACTTACGCTAATGAACACCCTGGTGCTCAAGTGCTGGTTGTCTGCATCTCACCTCAAGAATCTTATAAACAATATAATGCTGAATCTGTAAATCGTAATCGCGATTTCTATTCCATTCTACTACATAACGGTTCTACCATTCTATTCTCTAATCATCCCTCTCCTTCAGACTTTACAATCTTTGATGACGTATATCCTAACTATGCTGATATAGATCGCGGGAAGTTCTTATTCCTTGCTACTCCTATAGTTGATATGGATGGGAAGGCTGATATATTTACTGAAATATACAATCGAGGGTTTGACGAAGCATTTCCTGAATGGATATCTATTCATTCTACCTATCTAGATTGTACTCATTGGGAGAACGGCGAAGTTGATCGTATGCGAGTAGCTATATCCGAAAAGGCGTTTAAAGAGGACTTCGAAGTAGAATGGAAGTAAGTAGAGCTGATATATCCTGGGATACTGTAGTTGAGTATCCCGCTACCGAGAGGTTCCTAAAGCTTCCTGTTAAGAAATATCTTAGCTTGCTTGGAATTGAGCCGGCCCCGCCTCAGATTGCTATTATCAACGCAATTAACTGCCCTAAGTATCGTTTCATTGTAGCTGCCATTTCTAGACGTACTGGTAAGACCTATATAGCTAATATCATAGCTCAACTGGTTGCTTTAGTACCTGGATGCAATGTACTTATAATGTCGCCTAACTACTCACTTTCTCAAATCTCATTTGAGCTGCAACGTCAGCTTATCCGTAACTTTGAGCTAGAAGTGGCACGAGACAACTCAAAAGACAAGGTTATCGAACTGACTAACGGGTCAACGGTGCGTATGGGTTCTGTAACTCAAGCTGACTCTGTTGTTGGACGTTCATACAACTTTATCTTGTTCGACGAAGCCGCACTATCTAGTATGGGTGAACAAGCTTTCAATATTAACCTTAGACCAACACTTGATGTAACTGACGCCAACGGGCGTGAGATTTCTAAGGCTATCTTCATATCAACACCTCGTGGTCGAAACAACTGGTTCGCTAAGTTCTACGAACGTGGCTTTAGCGACGACTATCCATCGTGGGTGTCAATTCATGCGACGTGGCATGATAACCCTCGGGCTTCTGAGCAAGATATCAAAGAAGCACAAATCGGTATGTCTACAAACGAGTTCCGTCAAGAATACCTTGCTGACTTTTGTGTGTTCGAGGGTCAAATCTGGAACTTTGATACGGATGAGTGCGTGAAGGACTTATCAGAAATGAGCTTCAACAACTATGAGATCATATCCGGGCTTGACGTTGGTTTCCGTGATCCTACGGCTATGGCCGTAATCGCCACGGATGGAGAATATTTTTATGTTGTTGATGAGTATCTTAACGCTGGCTCTACAACGGCTCAACAAGCACACGAAGTTAAACGCCTCGAAGATAAGTATGGTATAGATTTTATCTTCATAGACTCAGCAGCCGCGCAAACAAAATACGACTTTGCAGTTGAACATGATATTAACTGTATAAATGCTACTAAATCAAGATTGGATGGTATCGCTTTCGTAGGCAATATTATAGAATCAGGTAGACTAATAGTTGATCAGAAATGTACTCATACTTTAGAGACATTAGATCAGTATAGATGGGATGCTAATCCTAACCTTACAATCGAGAAGCCAATTCACGATGATTACTGTCACATGGCGGATGCACTCAGGTATGCTATTTATACACACCAAGCGAATGCACTGTCTTTCTAATCCAATCAAAAAATAACAGTTGACATACTATGTCTAGATTGATATAATTTTTTAAATGCGAGAATCTGAATTATTTATAAATAACGTGAAACGAACCCATCCTACAGTGCACTATATAGGAACAGCGGGTACGTCCTCAGATTCGTACGTTAACAGAATTTATCTACATGGGAAATCAGAATGGCCGAACTCAAACGTGACCTTGTTAAATATGTCCGAGATAGAGCCAAATCAGGGTACGATAAAGGCCCCATTTGTGCAATTTGCGGAACAACAGAAGTCTTGGAATTCCATCACTACTCAGGGCTAACAGAATTATTAGACCAGTGGACGAAAGGTAAGCCTATTACCACTGAAGAAGAAATATTAGCGGTAAGGGATCAATTTATTACTGAACACCATAAAGAACTATACGAGGACACTGTAACTTTATGCAAAACCCATCATCTTAAACTACATTCCATCTATGGGAAAAGACCTACATTAAATACTGCTATTAAGCAGGCTAGATGGGTAGAGAAGCAGAGAGTAAAAAATGGCATGGTTTAAGGATAAAGTTGATAAGGATATAGAGAAAGCAAACCCAAGTCAAGGGTTGATATCTATGGAAGCTGGAACTAATATTTCTAGCAAAGAGAACATCCTTAAGTACACTAGATTCTACGAAGAAATTGAAGTTGTTAACCGTGGCGTTAACATGATCGTAGATGATGTAGCAGACATTCCTTGTAGGGTGGCCTCTAAAGTACCTGAAACACGAGAAAAGCTTGCAATCACACCTTTAGCCTCAGGCGGGGTCAAAAGAGCTAGAGTTGAAGCTATACTTAATTTTGAACCAAATCCTTTTCAAGACATAAATTCATTCAAGAGAAATCTTATCATGGATTTTATACTAGAAGGCAACATATTTATCTACTGGGATGGAGCGTACATTTACCACCTTCCAGCTAAGAACATGACAGTTATCCCCGACAGGAAGAACTATATCGCAGGCTACGAATATGCTGGCCTAGATGAATACAACACCGACGAGATCATCCACATTAAAGAGAACAGTGGGCGTTCTATTTACCGAGGTGTACCAAGACTTAAAGCAGCAGCTAGAACGATGCAACTTCTAGATGACATGCGAACTTTTCAAGACACTTTCTTTAAGAATGGCGCTATCCCAGGTCTTATCATCAAAACACCTAATGTGATGAGTGAGAAGATCAAAGAACGTACTCTTAGAAACTGGGCACAGAAATACAACCCTAGAAGTGGCGGAAATCGTCCTATGATTGTAGACGGTGGCACAGAGATTACTACTCTTACTGATATAGACTTTAAGAAGATAGGATTCCAAGAGAGTATTGTTGAGAACGAAAAGATTATACTGAAAGCATTGGGCATTCCACCAATTTTAATGGACGGAGGCAACAATGCTAACATTAGACCAAATCAAAGACTATATTACTTAGAAACTATCATTCCGATTGTTAGAAAACTAAACTATGCGTTTGAGAGATTCTTTGGGTTTAAGATAGAAGAAGACGTTTCAGGTATCCCAGCCCTACAACCTGAACTAAAAGAAGCCGCAGCCTACTATTCAACATTAGTTAATGGCGGAATCTTAGCAGGTAACGAAGGACGTGTGGGCTTGGGACATGAGCCTATGGAAGACCCAGAAATGGACAAAATTAGAATACCTCAAAACATAGCAGGTAGTGCTGTAGATGCCACTCAAGGTGGCAGACCAGAAGGAGATTCACCAGATGAATAGAAAGACTACACTAGATACATTAGTCAAATTCTTCGAGGATAAAGGCAAGGTACTTACTAAAGACGAGTATGCAGCTTGCGAAGACAAACCATTAGACGTACGTATGGTTAAACGTTACTGGGGTTCTTGGAACCGCGTAATGGCTGCTTCAGCTAGAAAGATGGTAGTTGCAGATGTTGTTGTCGCAAAGAAGCCTGTAGTTAAAGTCACTTCTATGGCAAACCTTGAAGTAGACACAGACCTAGACTCGGAGTAACCTATGGATAAGATCCTAAATATTACTTCTAAGATCGTAACCAAAGAGGAAGGCTCTGATGAGCTTAAGATCGTTGGTTACGCGAGCACTTCTGATATAGATAGAGTTGGTGATGTTATACTGCCATCAGCTTGGAAAGGCGAAGGTTTAAAAGACTTCTCTTCTAACCCAATTATCTTGTTCAACCATAATTATGATAAACCTATCGGTAAAGCCACTAGCCTAGAAATAGACGTTAAGGGACTTAAGATAGGAGCTACAATCTCTAAAGCATCAGGTGCTATTTATGACCTAATTAAAGAAGGTGTTCTAGGGGCATTCAGTGTTGGCCTTAAAGTCAAGCAAGCTGAATGGAATAACAACAACGATGGTCTTGATATAACAGAAGCTGAACTTTTAGAAGTATCAGTAGTATCTGTACCAGCGAACCAAACCTCTTTATTCTCGGTTGCAAAATCTTTCGAAAACATTGAAGATTACAACAAGTGGAAAAAAGAACTAAACGTTTCTAAAGACAGTGAAGGTAAGAACCTTTTAGCTGATTTTCAGAAACAAAGCGAAGAAAGCGTAAATCTAGCCAACCAGTCATTAGCTGGTCCTATATCAGCTAGCGACACGCAACGTGGGATGAAACCCAAGGAGAAATCAATGGAATTTGATTATGAAGAATTTGCTAAGACTCTAGCTGACAATGTTGCTAAGTCTACAGCAAGCGCGGTAGCTGGTGAGCTTACTAAAAGCCAAACTGCTGCGAACGAAAAAGCTGCTGCTGAAAAAGCTGCAATTGAAGCAGAAGAAAAAGCTGTTAACGAAGCTGAGTCAGCTGAGTCTCGCGACAGAGCTGTTATCGGTGCTGCAATGTCAGGTGCGCAAAAGCTTTACGAAGACCTTGAAAAACGTCTTTTAGATAAAGAAGAAGATACTCAGAAAGTAATTGATGAGATGCGTACAACTCTAGCAGAAAAGTCTGAAGAAATCGTTAAGATGCGCGACAGCAAGCGTCATTTCGGTGGAGCAGAAAGCTCTGACTACAAAAAGCACTTTGGTGACGAAGCGGGTGAACTATTCATGCTATCTTTGGCAACAAACAAGAAACTGGAAGACACTGTCGCAGGTAAACGCTTCCTAGAAAAAGTTAACGCTTTCTCTGGTGTTGGTGTATCCTCAGCAGACTTCGAACAAGAAGTTAGCACAAACATCGAACGTGATGTTCAACTAGGGCTTGTTCTATACCCAATGTTCCGTGAAGTACAGATGAATGCTGCAAGCATGATCTTCCCAGTTCTACCAGACTCTGGATACGCAGAATTTACTGCTAACCAAACAGCTTCAGGTATTACTACTACACACGGTAACCTTGCTCAGACTGGTGACACATATGGTTCTCCATACGGTGGTATCGATCTAACAGAACGTACTGTTACAACTAAGAAACTAATCAGCCAATCTTTCCTAGGAAATGAAACTGAAGAAGATGCTATCATGCCTATTCTTCCACTGATTAGAGAGGAAATGATTCGTTCACACTCACGTGGGATTGAAAACATGATTCTAGTTGGTAACCACGCTGATGGTGCTTTCGGTACAGGTGGGGCTTCTCCAAACGGTCTTATACAGATCGCTGATGCGGATGCAGGACAAACTAACCTTGGAGCTTCTGGCTTCGCAGCTACAGATTCGGTTACAGCTCTTAACCTACTTACGATTCGTCGTGCTATGGGTAAGTATGCTGTACGTCCAGACGAACTAGTATATATCGTATCTCTAGATGTATACTACGACCTACTAGAAGATCCTGAATTCCAGGATGCTAACCTAGTTGGCAACATGGCTACTAAAATCACTGGTGAAGTTGGAAGCATCTTCGGTAGTAAAGTAGTTATCTCTCCAGAATTCGCACCTAAAGCAGCGGCTAAGTTCTGTGCAGTAGCGGTTAATACTCGCAACTACTTCATTCCACGTCTACGTGGATTTACAGTAGAGAGCGACTATGAAGTTAAAGAGCAACGTAGAGTACTTGTTGCTTCTCAAAGAATTGGTTTCACTGATATTATTGATAGTGCAACTTCTGTTTGGGGTCTTCAGTACAAACTAACTTAAAGTTAGATTTAAAGTCTCGGCGGGGCCTACTAAGACCCCGCCGGTCTTTTCACAAGGATATTTATGGTAGATTTAGTTACTACAGCGAATTACAAAACCTACAGTGGTATTACTAATACTGCTAAAGACACCGTTATAGACCAATTAGTTGCGTCTGTAAGTGTTCTTGTGAAAAGTTATTGTGGAATATCGTTTTTAGACTATGCAGCAACAGCTAAAACAGAGTACTTTAATATAGATGATGATTTTACTACTGACATCTTTCTAGATGAGATGCCTGTCCTAGTAATCACTAGCGTTAAAGAAAGAGAAACACAGAGCGTAGCTTATACAGAATTATATACAGCCGGAGCCAGTGATGGTTACGACTATATCGTACAAAAAGAACTAGGTATTATATCTAGAACTACTAGTGGTGGGTACACTAATTTTAAACAGGGAGCCAGGTCTGTAGAGGTAGTATATACAGCAGGCTATGCTGATCTCCCAGAAGATTTAAAACTAGCTATTTACGACTTAATTACTTATTACTTAAAAGATGAACACAAGCAACGCAGAAGTATTGTGAATTCTTCTATAACTAATCAAGGTACCTCTAGTGTTGATGGAAGTAGTAATTTTCCAGATCACATTACTAGAGTATTGGATTTGTACAGGTTTAATACTTAATGTCGGCTGACGGCTTAAAGCAAAATATTGGTAAGTTCATACTAGAAGAATTTGAAAAGACCAAACTAGGTAGTAATGGAAGAAAAGACCCAAAAGCTACCCGTAAAGAACTGAACCGATCTACTGGTCAAATCTTTATTATTAATGAAATAGATGTGCGACAAGAAATAGACTTTATAGCTCAAAAGCTTAAAATAGAGACTCTAGACGGTACAGAGTTTGCAGCCCTAATGAAGTCCATAGATAGAGTGTTTGAAACATCACTGAAAGCCAAGTTAACCCCTGATAGACTAGAAGATATAACAGGCCTTCTTAACTGGTTGAAGAATAAAAACTCTAATCCTAAATTACATTATTACATTATAACTAACTATAGACAGGTGCAGGACAGCAAGACTCCGAGTGGTAAGTTGAACTCAGCTTTCACCTCCTCATTAGCTTCCAAGTTTAAAAAGAAGAATCCTACAAAAGCAAGAGAGATCGCTAACGCGGTAACAGGTCTAGCTAAAAAGGGTGCAGATTTAACAGGGTTTCAACTAGGTCACGGGGAGTATGGTGGGTTAGCTGCCTCTACAGTGAATGTAGCCAAAGTAAAACAGGCGGGATTCAATAAGTTCGTAGAGGGTTCCAAGGAAAGAGAAGTATTCCAGCAAGTGATACATGAATACGAAAAGACCCTAAATCTAAATATTCGCCATAATCAGATACTTACTTCCAGCGGCAAGTTGAATAAGAATTACATAGTTGTTTTATCACTTCAGGGTGCAGAGAGCAACCAAGCAGATAACAGGTATATTGAGAGACCCGCTCTAGATTTACTGCAAAAAAGAGCCAAGGACTTCGTACTACTAAAGTCTTCGACTAAATTAGTAGATGGCATTGAGAAGGTGCTTCTATATGATCTAGCTAAAGGTTTGAAAAGTAAGACTAGGTACAAGCCTAAAAGACAGATTAGGGAAAAGAGTTCCTCCAAGCAGAAAGGTAGAGCCAAGTTTTCCCATAAGAGACAAGTATTAGCAGCAGGTGGTTTAGTTGGTAAGATAGAGAACGACTTCAATAAAGAAAACAAAGGTCAGAGTTCTACACCAGCGTTATTAAACCTATTAACAGCAAAGATATCGGGAGTAGTGCAGAAAAATATGAATGCTCCTGCACTTGAAAATAGAACTGGCCGCTTCGCCAACTCAGTAGAGATATTAGGTGTTAATAACGGCGCAATACCTATAATTAACTACACTTATCAAAAAGATCCTTATCAGGTTTTTGAACAAACACAACCTTGGGCAAATGGACAAAGAGACCCAAGAGACTTGATTGAGCGATCTATTAGAGAAATAGCTGCTGAAGGTATAGCAGGGAAGTTCTTAACTAGAAGGATATAATGACTAGAGCATATACATCAAATAGAAAGAGAGTTGTCGAAGCCTTAGTCACGCAACTGAAGACTATAGATGGTACCGGTGCATTTCTTTCTAACATAAGCGACAACGTTTACCCAACCCTACGATTTTGGGATGAAGTAGATCAGTTTCCAGAAATACATGTAACAGCGGGGTCAGAAACATTTGAATACCTTCCTGCAAATTTTAAATGGAGATTTCTCACAATTACCGTAAGAGTTTACGTGAACGATGAGAATGATCCGCAAGAAGCCCTTGCTTTACTACTACAAGATATTGAAACTGTACTAGAAAGTTCAGGCGACATTAGCTATACAGATTATGCTGGAGCTACTAAAAGTATTTCTGATCTCACGATATTAAGTGTGTCTACCGATGAAGGAGTTCTTACTCCTCTTGGAGCCGGGGAACTCGTAGCAGAAATAAGGTACTAAGTTATAGTACAAGGAGATAATAATGGCCGATAACCTATATTTTAGTAGAAATACTAAGGTATTTATCAATAGAAATAGCCTATTTTACGAAATACCTATTCTTGATGGGTACAGCTTTAGCCAAGGTCAAAATACCTCAGAAATTTCGTTAAGTGAGGCATCAGATTCAGATGGGGCTTCCAGACGTGGTAGACAGGTATTCAATGATTCATACGCACCAAGTGAGTGGTCTTTCACTACTTACATGCGACCTTTTATAGCAGCATCAGGCGGTACAGTAGGTACAGCAGGAGCAACGGACTCAACAGTAGGTGCAATACACCACGCCGTTGAAGAAGCGCTCTGGGATGCATTTGTAGACGCAGATAATGATGGAGGTGGTATCACCGCTGACGCTACAAACCTAGACGTAAACTTTTCAGAATCAAACAAAACCACTATAGGTACTTTTGATCTATACTTCATTCTTAACTGGTCCGCAGCTGGAACAGATCAGAAAGTCTATAAGATCGCAGGCGCCGTAGCAAATGAAGCCTCTATGGATTTTGACATTAATGGCATTGCCACTATTGCATGGTCTGGTATGGGTGGGCAGCTTACTGACGAAGGGAATACTCTTCCATATGACGCAGCTTACGCATCAGCTACTGACCTAATTTATGAAGGTATCTCATCTACTACTAACTATATTCGTAACAAGCTGACTACTCTAACTCTAGCTGAAAATATGACTGAGTACTCTACTGCAACTTACGATATCGTTTTAACAGGTGGTAATGTAACGATCTCTAATAATATTGACTTCTTAACTCCGGAAACCATTGGTACTGTAAACCAACCATTAGGACACGTAACGGGTACAAGATCAGTAACTGGTAACTTCACAGCTTACTTGAACTATGAGGATTCAGCAGGGGATTCTGTATCACAGCTATTTGTGGACATTGCAGAAAATCCAACAGTAATCACCAACGATTTCACCGCTACATTCACGATAGGCGGAGCTACAGCACCTAAGGTAATCATAGCATTAGCTCAGGCGCACTTAGAAATACCAACACTCAACGTTGCCGATGTAATCGGTGTGGAAGTAAATTTCCACGGTCTACCATCTACTATTAGTGGTACAGACGAAGTGACTATCCAGTACGTTGGCATAGCTCTATAAAACCAATTAGCGCCCCTTCGGGGGCCTATTCTAAATACAGGACAACAATAATGACAGAACCAGTATCTTTAAAAAATCTAATTGTACCATCTCTTGAAGTAGAAACAGAATTTCCTAGTTTAGAAGGTTTCAAAGTTAAACTAGCATTCATATCAAGAGAAAAGAAAGCTAAATTGCTAAAAGATTCGACTGAGAACACATACGTTAAACATCAGGCTGTATCGCAGCTTAATGAGAAGAAATTTGCAGAACTATATTCTAGGGAAATTGTAAAGGGATGGACTGGACTCAAATACCGCTACGTACAAGAGCTTGTGCCGACGGATATGGGCGATCTAGACTTAGATGATGAATTAGCATTCACAGAGGAAAACGCAATGGTTCTATTGACAGAATCAGAATCGTTTGAATCCTGGGTTATAGACGTAGTAGCAGACCTTGAAAATTTTACGAAAACCAAGTAGACGAAATTCGAAAGCACATAAAGAAACGTGCTGGTGGCGGTGACGCTATTGATCTATCTACTTACCTTAAAATTTGTGAAGAATTAGGTCAACAGCCAGATCCAAATAAAATGCCACTTGCTGATGGGGACTTTCCCTATGAGGTTCAAGTGGCATTTTTGTTATATAGTATGCTATCCGATAGGTGGGAAGGGATGAATGGTATCTACTTGGGGAAAGACTGGAACTCACTAGAAGTCTTATTTAATATATATGAAATACATAAAGATCGATCTATCATACTATACTTTATGAAGATCAATGAGATTCATCATATAGAAGCTGCGGAAACGAAACGCAAAGCCCGAGAAAAGCGGGAATCGAGAAAGAATGGCTAAGAATGAAATAGAAGTCAAGGTTAAAGTAGACGATAAAGGCTCTCTCAAGAAGGTCGCGGCTGACTCTAAGAAAGCTAATAAAGGACTGCAAGAAACCGACAGGACTATGAAGGGTGCTAGCAGACAATCTTCTAATAGCACTAAAAACTTTTCTAAAATGTCACAAGGCATTACGGGAGGGCTTGTACCTGCCTACGCAGTTTTAGCTGCTTCCGTATTCGCTATTAGTGCAGCCTTCGAATTCCTAAAATCTGCAGCAGACCTTCGCGTACTTCAAGAAGGTCAACTAGCTTATGCAGCTGCTACAGGTACTGCAATGTCTCTACTTGCTAAAGATATGCAGGCTGCTACTGATGGTCAGATTGCCTTTAAAGATGCTTCTCAAGGTGCTGCTATTGGTCTTGCCTCTGGTATACAACAAGATCAACTTATTGGGTTATCTAAAGCTGCGCGAGATGCTTCTTCTGTTCTTGGTAGGGATGTAACAGATTCTTTCAACCGTCTTATTCGTGGTGCTACTAAAGCCGAGCCTGAACTACTTGACGAACTAGGTATAATTCTTAGACTTGAGGATGCCAAACGTAAATATGCACAAGCTACTGGTTTACAGGCAGATAAACTTACTGCATTCCAAAGAACTCAAGCTGTTACGAATGAGATTCTCGAACAATCAGAAGAAAAATATGGGCGAATTTTAGAAATTCTAGACCCTACATCTAGTGCTATAAATAAACTAGGCGTATCTTTCAATTCACTTATTAATACAGTTAAAATAGCACTTGTCAGTGTGGCGGAACCTATAGCTACATTCCTTTCTGTGAATATACTATCAACTGTAGCTTTATTTGGATTTCTTGGTTCTTCTATTGTTAAATCAATGATTCCACCGTTAGACAAGCTAAAAGAAAACGTAGATAGCACGCACGCCAGAATGATTGAAAAGCTGGCCGACCAAGAAAACGTGCAGAGAGCCAAAGTGGCGTCTATAAAAGCCTCTCTAGATCAAGAACTAAATATACGTGCCCAACATAAAACAAAATTAGCTAGTTTAATGGCTACTCAAGGGCCCATAAACACTAAAGCTGCTCAAGGTGGGGGTGCTTTTATAACAGGACTTACCGATTCTTCTAGGGCCAAAGCCAATTTTCTCAAATCTTTAGTCTTTGCTGAAAAAGCAGTATTGAAAAGTGCGGGCGTTAAATCAGGCATATTTAAAGGCTACTCAGCACAAAATCTAGCTATTATTAGACAGATGTATAACGAAATGGATAAAGCTTCCACTAGATCAACAGTGACAGTAGCCAACAAATTCAAACTAATGACTTCTAGTATGCAGACAGGACTTTTACAGGTTAAAACTATGGCTGCCACCACATTTGCTAGCCTTAGAATGGGTGCTGCTCAAACTCTTGTAGCATTTAGTAAACTATTATACATGATCCCTTACATTGGACTCGCTTTCTTAGCCTGGGATTTAGTTAAGGGTGTTCTTTTTCCATTAAGTGAATTGGAGAAAGAGGCTGAAAAACTAACTGGTGGGTTAGAAGAACTTAATAAAATTCTTGAGGTAAGTAGGGATTTACTTAAAGAGTTCCCTAAAGCAGGTGCTGAAGGGTCAGCGTACCTAGGCAATCTCCTAGGCAATCTTAGTACTGAAAACATGTCTAAAGGTCTTAAAGCTTTTCAGGCTGATCAAGCTAACATTAAGAAGTTTCTATCTTTTGATAGTTTTTCTGATATTAATATAAGCGACTTAATATTCGGTAATGATGTTAGTGATGAATCTAAAAAGTTTCTAATAAGCATGAAAAGCATCGCATCTAATATTGAGAATGGGGGTATAGCTGCCGAAGGGTTCAAGAACGCGCTTAACAACATATACGATATAGACCCCGCTAATTTTGCTAAATTAGTAGATGCTGTCAAAGAACAGGCTGTTGCTTCTAAAGAGTTCTTGTCCTCTATGAAGGAAGCTAGTTCAGTTACTGGAAGATTCGTTGCTGAGACATTCAAAGCCAACAGATTTGACGCACCAATAAGTGCGTTAGAAAATGCTATAAAGAAAACTGAGCAGCAAGTAGCTAATCAAGTACTACTTAGTGATAGCCAAAAGAAAGCTAACACAGAAAATAAAGAACTAATGAAGGATCTGATTATTCTTAGAAAAACAGAACAAGCTATCTTAGAAGAAGGGCTAGCCCTTAAAATAGCGACAGTAGGTATCACAGACGGTATGAGTTCTAATGAAGCTGCTAACTTACAAAAATTAGTAGCAATACGTCAGAAGATGTTTGATATCAGTAAGGCTGCACAACAGCTAGATAAAGGTTTGGCGGCACAAAGAGCCGCTGAGACCAGTGGTAATGCAAACTCTATAGCAGTTCAGAAAGAGAATGTAGCCTTGTTAAGACTTAACTTAGACATTGCGTATGACCAGGAAGCGTCCCTTAGACGACAAATCACTCTAGCGTACAAGTTCGGACAAACCTTCAAGAATTCATTAGAATCTAATATAGAAAGCGGAATAGCTGCTCTTATTAAGAATACAGAAAGCAGTTTAAAAGATACTTTCTTAAATCTTGTAAAAGGAGTAGCGGAGGCCATAGCAGATACAGTAGCAAAAGAAGCTACGTCTATGATAATGGGTGGGCTTGGATTTAAGTCGGCAGAACAGAAAGCTGCTGAAGCTATGGGTATGGCCTTCGAAGTAGGTGGCGACTCAGTAGCTAGAAAGATCGTTGAAGCTTTAGGGGGTAAAACATCTGACGCTGCTTCCGCTGTTTCAGGAGGTGCCAAGAGTGTATTTAGTAAGGCTAAGACCTTCCTGTTTGGTAGAAAAGTCACTTCCGACACTAATGTAGAGAGTGGGAACGGTGTGGATGTACACGAGTCAGAAGGTACAAAAAGTGCTAGTGCAGGCGGTATTTTCTCACCTGTTATAAATACATTCAAGTCCCTATTTGATAAAGATGGAACTTTCTTAGCTAGCTTTGGTGGTTTATTTAAAGGCTTGGGTGGAATGTTATCCAATGTCTTTGGTAGCCTCTTCGGTGGCAGCGGTAAATTAGCTTCTACCATTGCAGGGGCTCTATTCGCCAACGGCGGGGTCGCAAGTGGCGGCTTTAAAGCCTTCGCAAACGGGGGTACTGTATCTAAACCTACAATGGGTCTAGTTGGTGAAGGCAAATATAATGAAGCTATTGTACCACTACCAGATGGTAAGTCTATTCCAGTTATTGGTGCTGGCGGTAATAACATGGTAAACGTAGTAGTAAACGTATCTGATTCAGAAGCGTCGACAACAACTACAGGTGATGATGGTGCAGGTATGAAACAGCTTGGCTCAATGCTAGGTAATCTAGTTAAACAAGAGATTGTTAATCAATCCAGACCTGGCGGTTTACTAAGGAGATAATTATGGCTTTCGGATTCAATGATGGAGCTACAGATTTTATTCATGATAGAGGCTTTAATTACTCAAATGCCCCCAAAGTGCTATTAGCAACTTTCGGGGATGGGTATGAGCAACGACTACCAGACGGAATCAATAATAAGAAGAGAATATTCAATGTTAGCTATAAAAACAGAGTAAAGTCAGAAGCAGAAGATATTGTAGACTTCTTTGAACTTAAAGGTGCTGTAACGGCATTCACATTTAGATACGACAAGGGGGACGGCGCTGAGACTGAAGTAAATGTTAAGTGTCCGTCTTGGAACTGGGCAGCCAACCATGACCCATATCACACAATAACAGCAACTTTTGAAGAGGTGTTTCAACCATAATGAGTACTGACCTAATAGTAACAGACCTACAGAAACAGGATATGGGAACCGATGGGAACCTTATACAACTGTTCGAAATCCAGATAAGCGATACAGCCTGGGTTTACTTATGTAATGAATATGCAGTACCTTCTGCGGGGACTAAAGTAACTTTCCGTAATAAGACTACTCCTGCTAATACAAATACATATCAGGTTATACCTATTGATATTGAAGGGATTGAGTCAAGTTCAGAAGGCCCTTTAGCTAGACCTAGTCTAACAATAGCCAATGTGTATCGTACTCTAGACAACAGTTCTTTTGAGGGTGCCATATATGTAGCTAATGGAAACATTAAGTTAACCTTCGAAGACCTACTAGGCAAAAAGGTCATAAGAAGAACTACACTTAGAAAGTATTTAAAAGACGGTTCCGGAGACTCAAACCCTCCTGTAGAGTACCCATCTGATGTGTTCTTTATGGATAGGGTAACTGAGGAGTCCAGCCAGAACGTTAGTTTTGAACTAGTATCTGCATTCGACTTAGAAGGTGTAACATTACCTAGGCGTACTATTAGTGCTAACGCTTGTTCGTGGGCTTATCAAGGAGCAGGAACTCATTTATATGAATGGGAAAAGAAAGGTGGTTGTACTTGGGGTAATGAGAGTGCTATATACATAGACGGAGTTCGTCACAATGTATATGTAAACAAAGAGGATGAATACGTCGTACCATCTTATCTTACTTTCACAACCTTTTCTACTTCAGCGACAGCAAACGGATATTATAAAACAGTAGGAACATCTTCAGTCAAGAGAATAGGCGCTGATGGTAGTATAGCAGTAACGGCAGCCGCAAATGATTACTGGTTATGTAGAGTGGCTACTAGTACAACCCCTTCTGATACTAGTGCAGATTGGTATCGAGTTAGATTATATACTCCTTACACCACAGATATGGTTTTAAATGTATATACAGATTCAGACTTTAACTCATACGCTTTGTATGCTAGTTCTGAAACTATAAAAGGGGTCAGCACTACTGTACACAAGTTATGGAAGGCTAGCTTTAAAAGTCAAGAGACTACTGTACATGTAACGGCACCTGGGTATAATTCTTATTGGGCTAAAGGGGATTTATGTGGTAAGACACTAACTTCTTGTTCACTTAGATTCGGAGTAGCTGTATCAGGAGTTATAACTTCAACTTCCTTTAGTGCCGCTTCCGACATAGTAACTAGTGTAGCTCATGGAGTAGTTACAGGCCAGCCTATAACATATAGTTCTTCATCTACAGCGGGCGTCATTGGTGGAATTGGTGGACTTACTACAGGACAGACTTACTATGTTATTAAGATTACAAACGATACTTTTGAACTAGCAACAACACCAGCTAATGCTGCTGCAGGCACAAATGTAGACTTAACTGGTGAAGGAACAGGTACCCACAGATTTAGTATAAGTAAGGTTACAGCAGTAGCAAATGCTACTGCCATTAAACCTTATGGGGCATTCCCAACAGCAAGGAACTTCTAATGTTAGATGAATTATTTGAGTATATGAAAACACAGGCTCCTAGAGAGGGCTGTGCTATAGTAATTGGTGACAAGTGGTTCCCTATTGAGAATATGTCATTAGAAGATGATGGGTTCGAAATGAATTCTGCTGATTATATACGACATGTGATAAATGGTGGTGAGCCTACAGCTATAGTTCATAGCCACGTGAATCAAGAAAATTTTGAGCTTAGTCCACATGACAAGTCTGCTAGTGAAGCATTAGCTATTCCTTACTGGGTAGTTGAAGTCCCTAGTGGGAAATGGATAAAATATAATGAATAGAAAAATATATCTATTAGGAGAGCTAGGTAATCGTTTTGGTTCTGAATGGAATGTAGGCGTAGATAATGTTGTAGACATTTTTAAACTTATAAACTGTCAAACGCCTGATTTTAAAGCTTTTCTTATACAGTGTGGTGAGGCGGGACTAGATCTATCTATATTAGTTGGTGACGAAATCATTGACGATCCTATTGAATTAGGCAACACCAGCGTAGAAGATGTGTATATATCCTTAATACCTACAGGTTCTGGAAAAGGGTGGGGGAAAATCCTCCTTGCTATTATAATTACAGTCTTTGCCTTCGTAGTTCTAGGCCCTGGTGGTACATTAGCTACTGGGGAGGCATTTGGTGCTAGTACAGCTGCTGTAGTTTCAGGTCTGCAGACTGCTGCTTTTGGCATAGCAGCTAACTTAGCTATAGGTGGTGTGACTCAATTATTATCTAAAACTCCAGACGCTGATAAAGCAGAAAAATCAGGTAATTTCTTTACTGGACCTCAAAATAGTGTCAAACAAGGATTACCAGTACCTCTACTATATGGACAATTATTAGTAGGTGGTGCACCAATAAGTTTTGATCTAAGGGCTGGAAAAACTCCTTCCACGTCGTCCCCAATCCCATTCTATCCAGGTGATCTAACAGTATCTGGTGGTGGGCTGGTAGACGCGACTTCAGAGGAAGTTGTTATATCAAATGTTCACAATCCAGAAGGATCTAGCGGGACGATTATTGAATCGGACCTAGTTATAAGAGAGTATCAATAATGGCTATAGAATACGATTTTAGTGGCTTATCTGGTGGATTTGGTGGTCGACCTTCCAATTCTAACGATACCAATATGTATAAAGATCAGACAGTTACTATTGTAGACCTTATCTCCGAAGGTGAGATTGAAGGTCTAGTAGACGGTGCCTCATCTGTATACTTGGATGGTACTCCATTAATAAACTCTACAGATTATTCAACTGTAAAATCTGTAAGAACCTATGGTTCTATTACAGCGGGTGACGCAACATTAACAGTTGCGGCCTCAGCGGGGTTTGATTCTACTATTACGGACGTAGGTAGACGAATTGTTGTTGTGGGTGCTGGCAGAGGTATATCCAGCACTATATCGGCAGCAGCGGGGACTACTACTATTTATGATTCTGCAGGCGGTTTTACTGCTGCTGACATATCTATAGGAGGAGCAGGTTCCGGAACTACGTTTAGAATACCTGGTGGTGGCGTAAATGGTTCTGAGTGGGTAGGTAGAATTATTGCTATAGTTAGTGCAAATTCCGCTACTATTTCTAGACCTATTGCTACAGAAGTAACTTCTGGGTCATTACTTTCTGACTTAGTAACTACCGTTGCTTCTATTACTAATACTGCATCAATAGAGCTTGCGGCCGTTGCCGTTGCTTCAGCAACTAATACCAACGTTTTAGTCTACCCAAAATATCAAGCAACTACTAGTGCTAATAACTATAATTTTGAGAACGTAGGTTATGAAATCTCTACGGGTACTCTATCTCAACCAGTTAATAAACTTCTTACACAGAGCAACTCTACTTCATACGCTTTTAATGATGAACTTAAGCAGCATACTGACTTTCAATCTGGAACGGGTTCTTCTGTAATTAAGACGGCATCATCTACACTTGGACTTAGTAATGCAGAAGAAGCTGACTTTATTCGCATGACTATTGTGGTTCCTTCCATGATTAAAGTTAGTCAAAACTCTGGTAGAGAATATTCAACCAGAGCTGAACTACAAATATTCGTACAGTATAAAAGAGATGGTTCTTGGTACCCTTCTATTACAGATGATACTGTACCTTATTATGGGCCATCTACAAACCAAGCTAATGGTCGGGGAGCCTCTCTATTCAATGGTGGTGCTAACACTGATAGTAATGGTGGTATGATAGTTGCAAAAACCAAAACCAAATTTATTAGGGACTTCTTCATTAACCTAGAACCCCTAAAGCCTTTTGATGATTTCAGAGTTGTACTTAAACGTGTTACTATTGATGAAGAAACTATAGATCATTACGTAGGACAGCATCAAACATATCTCCAAAGTATCACTGTAGGAGTGGTAGATAAATTATCAATGCCTCATACCGCATTAGCTGGTATATCTGTTAATTCTTCTGAATTCAACAAAGTACCTACTCGAAGCTACGAAGCTAAGGGTATTAAAATGCAGGTGCCTACAAACTACTTTCCGGCTACCAGAGCATATACCAGAAACGTTACAACTGGCGCGCAAGAAAGCACGTATCAAGCATGGGACGGTAAATTCAGGGGCGATCTTACTGACACTACATGGAGAGATACCCCTTCTAATATAAACTATAATAAAGTTTATTGTAATAACCCTGCTTGGATATTTTACGATCTACTAATCAACAACAGATATGGTGTGGGAGAATTCGTAGATGCAACTTTAGTAGACAAATTTCAGCTTTTCCAAATTGCTAGGTATTGTGATGAATTAGTACCTGATGGTAATGGCGGAACAGAGCCTAGATTTACATGTAACGTTTACATAAAAGAGAAACAAGAAGCTATAGAACTACTATCTAATTTAGCTAGTATTTTCCGCTCGCTTAATCTCTGGGTACAAGGTAAAGCAACCTTAGTACAGGATCGGCCTAAAGAACCCGTATATACTTTTAACAAAGCTAATATAATGGGTGGTCAATTTATGTACCAATCTTCAGGAAACAGACTTAGAAGTAATCAAATAAATGTTACTTGGAACAACCCAGATAAGTTATACCAACAACAAATAGAGACTGTAGAAGATACGGAATCTATATTAGAGCACGGTCGAATTATAACTCAAGACGTTGTGGCTTTAGGGTGTACGAGTCAGGGACAGGCTAATAGACTTGGTCGCTGGATGTATCTTACTGAGAAACTAGAGAGTAGTGTTATTAGTTTTAAGACTGCAATGAACGCTTCTTTCGTAGTTCCTGGTGATATCATATACATTCAAGACTACGATAGAACTGGATATACACAAAGTGGTCGTATAAGTGCAACTGGTACATTAGATACTAATACTATTCCATTAGACAGAAGCGTTAGTTTAGGTACTAGTTCATATAATTTGCACTTGATATTCCCTACGGGTGGGGCCTACTTGTCTGAGGATAGTGCTACATTTACTACTTCAGGTACCGTACAACTAGCTACGAGTGCACTTACTGGAACAAGCACTTCATTCATTAGTCAACTACGAGTTGGCCGTCCTATAGTAATTAATGGCACTTCTTACGTAGTGGACACTATAGCTTCTGATACCGCTGCTACCGTAGTAACTACAGGTACTGAAGCGGCGTTATCAACAGCTACTATCATACTGGAGAAGGGTGACTTACTAGAATCGGTTGATGTAGACGGAACAATAACTTCCATAACTACAGCTACTCTGGCTTCTAATATTATTGATTCTTCTAATAATAAGGTTGATTCTTACTGGACTGAATTCAGTAGGGTTGAGACTCGTGGTGTTACTTCAACTGGAACAGTATCTAGCTTAGAAGTTAGTGCTCCTTTCAGTGGTACACCTAATTCTGAAGTGACTTGGGCTATCTCAAGAGTTGATAACATTAATACTGCTGAAATAACTAGAAAGTACCGTGTTATAACAATGGTTGAAGAAGGCCCTAATGAGTTTGCTATTTCAGCTAACGAATACTTTGGTGACAAATTTGATGCTATTGACAAGGGCTACTCTCTATACCAGAGAACATATGAAGCATTCCCTAATTACAGTGATACCGTTCCGGTTCCTCGTAATTTACTACTATCTTTCGACTCAGGTGGTGGTAACACAGGCTTAATTGAAGGGGCCGCTAACGGCTCTAAAGCTAATGTGACTTGGGAACAACCACTTGGTACAGGTGTAGAAACTGTATACCCTTACCTATTTGGATACCACGTTAGACACAACATGAATGAAGATAGAGAGTTCAACTCTTTTTCTTCTGTATCGTCAGAAACACCAACATTTACAATAGAAAACCTTATACCAGGTGACTACAAAATTCAGGTAAGATCTGTAAGCAATATTGGTCAGGTGTCTAAGTGGGTAAATGCAAATGCAACCTTCAATGTAATTGATCAAAGAAATGACGTATTCGTAACCGAGAACGTTAATGGTCTTAGCAAAGGTGGTAGTGTTGATACTACTTTCGACCTTGTAGCCGATACAGGTATACTTACTGTTGGGGCAGCAGCCTTCTCAGTCACGGGGCCAAAGGGCGCGATATATGATGTAACCAGTTCCCCTACTACATTCGATTTTTCCGGTTTATCTACTGGGGAATCTGGCTACCTAGCATTTGATGCTTCTACTGGTCAGTTCGTGGTTGCTGAATTATATACTGATGCTGTTGTTACAAATAATAGTGCTGCTACTTCTAATTTCCAATACTGGCAGACAATTAACGCTGCTAATAAAGGTCTTTCGGTATTAGCAGCTACAGCTACTTATACAGCTACTGAAACTATAAATAGTGTAGTATATCCTGCTTGGAGTGATACTATCCCAACTTCTGCTGATCTATCTGCTAGTCTTAGTGCTGGCGATTTGGTTAAGTTTGGTACTAGTACTGAATATTCAGAATCAGCAGATGACTGGTACGGCTTCGTAAAATCAGTTAGTGCTACAGCTATAACTACGAGAACCCCAGTTAACAGAAGTTTCTCTACGGATAGAATTTACCAAATGGCATGGAAGCCAGACCTATCTCTTGACTTTGTAGTTCTGAAGGTTCTTAATACCGCAGGTGTATTCTCTTTAAGCACATTCTCAGCTAACAGAGGTGAGAAGATTACTTGGACTGCTATTGTCGATGATGATGGTACTAAAGAACGAGTAGAAGGTAATACAGACCTACAAGGCGAAGATGGCGTTACTTTCTTACTAGAAGATGGTAGCGTTATGCTAGAACAGACTAAATCTGATCTAGCAGTAATTCAAGGACAATTAGTCACAGATTTAGCAACAACCCTTAGTTCTGTAACTACGGTTGAGAGCCTAATAGGTGAAATAACTCAGTCAGTAGGAGATGTTTATGTTAGCGCCTCTGCTCCAGTACCGGGGGTTGGTTACCCTGACCCTATTCCTACTTTCTCTAGATGGTACGAAAGCCCACAAAATACTCCATACTATTGGGATGGTGCGGCTTGGCAGAGTCTTGAAGACAGTAGATTTGCTGATTTTGATGGTGAAATAACCGTACTTCAGTCTACGTCAGCAGGTCTAGCTACCGATGTAGTAGCCAACGCTACCGCAATTGATACATTAGAAACTCTAATTACAACGGGTGAAACAGTATCTGCTGTAGCTGCCCGAGTAACACAACTAGAATCCAGCATATCTTTTGTAGAGGACGAAGCTGACTTAGCTCTAACTCTAGAAGATGATGCTACCTTAGAACTGGAAACAGCAGACAGTGTCGCACAAGCTACACAAACCCTGGAAACTAGAGTCGAAGTATCAGAGGGTGATATACTTGTTCAGTCTACTTTACTTACTGAATTAAGGTCTGATCTTACGACTGCTGAAGGTACTATTGCTACCTCGTCTACGGCTACTTCAGCTCTGACTACTAGAATAACTGATAATGAAGATGGTATAGTGGTTCTAGCTGCGGACATAACTCAATTAGAATCTGATTTAGCTACCACAGACGGTAGTGTTACAGCTAATGCTACGGCTACAAGTGCTCTTACTACAAGAGTAACGTCTGCTGAAGGCACTATAACTACCCAGTCTAGTGACATTACTAGTTTGACCTCTGATCTAGTTACTGCTAATACTGCTATTACGGCAGGGGCTACTGCAGCAACAGCACTTACTACACGAGTAACAGCCACTGAAGGTTCAATAACTACATCAGCAACTGATATTACTAATCTAGAATCTACAGTTAACAATGGTACTACTGGTGTAGCAGCTACTTCTACAGCCCTTGGAGGGCTAACAACTAGAGTAACAACTGCTGAAGGTACAATATCTACATCAGCAACTGATATTACTAATCTGGAATCTACAGTTAACAATGGTACTACTGGTGTAGCAGCTACTTCTACAGCCCTTGGAGGGCTAACAACTAGAGTAACAACTGCTGAAGGTACAATATCTACATCAGCAACTGATATTACTAATCTAGAATCTACAGTTAACAATGGTACTACTGGTGTAGCAGCTACTTCTACAGCCCTTGGAGGGCTAACAACTAGAGTAACAACTGCTGAAGGTACAATATCTACATCAGCAACTGATATTACTAATCTAGAATCTACAGTTAACAATGGTACTACTGGTGTAGCAGCAACAGCAACAGCACTATCTGGAGTAACAACTAGAGTGGGCGTTACTGAAGGAGTAGCTACAACAGCCGCTTCAGATATATCTGCACTTACTACTACAGTAGGTGAAAATACCACTACTATTGGTACACAAGCTACTAGTATTAACGGGATCGAGGCTCAATACTCTGTTACTGCTGATGTAAATGGTAGGTTAACAGGATTCAAGCTTATAAGCTCTCCTTCTACCAGCGAATTTATAATAGTAGCTGATACCTTTAAGATCATAGACCCGGCTGATACTTCTGCCGGTGCTCAAGTAACGCCTTTTGAATATTCAGACGGTGTTCTTTCTATGAATGGTAATGTTAATATAGGTGGCGATCTTATTGTAAACGGTACTATAGCAGCAGCTCAAATGGCTGCTGACTCTATTACTACAGGCTCTATTCAAACGGGTGCTGTAACCAATGGCGAAATTGGTACTGGTGCTGTAAATACTAATGAAATTCTATCTGACGCGACAGCAGTTCTAGTCACAGATTATATTGATAGCTCCACTACTAGTGATGCAAATATAATCTGTGCTGAAGTACCTATAACTTCTACAGGTAGTAAATTGTACATAACTTTCGGTTTCAGTTATGGTTTGGTAAAAATAGATCTATCTGGTAGTACGGGTCTAATGCTCTACCAAATTGTTTTAGATAATGCTGTATCAGGACCTGTGTTATTTTCTGGATACACTCCTTCAGTAGGTCAAACTACAGCCTTAGGGAATGTATACCATGGAATTGAAGTAACACTGCCGGCGGCATCTTATACTATATATCTGATAGCTTATCCTGCAACTACAAGTAGCGGAGTAGCCACAACAGTTTCACAAAGAACTCTAGGGGTTATGGAGGTAAAACGATAATGCATTTTTTAGTATTTAATACAGTAACTGGAGCTATAGTACGTAGTGGCAACTGCCAAGAGGAA